AGATAAAGGTAAAAGGCTATGATGGAAACATATGCAGAGTATGGTGCGGTTGGAGTGATAGTATCACTGTTCATACTAATGATAATAAATTTAATGAAGAGCCAGAAAGCTCAGAATGATGACCTTGATGATATTAGGGTGCATATTGGTAAGCTTGAATCTACTGTAGAGAATGTAGAGGGTATAGTTATCAAACTTATAGAACGTTGGAATAAATCAGATGAAACTGGGTTGCGTCATAGAGAGGATGTGATACGAGAACTCAATGATGTTACTGATGCTTTAGCATATATCAAGGGCAGAATGAATGGAAAGGGAATGTGAATGACATTTGAAGAAATAGTAGAAGGGGTTCTACATAGAGAAGGTGGATACGTTAATCATCCTGATGATCCAGGTGGTGAAACTAACTATGGCATTGCAAAACGTAGTCATCCAGATGAAGATATTAAAAATATGACTATGGATAGAGCTGCTACTATCTACGAAAAAGATTATTGGAAACCTTCCAAAGCAACATCCTTGCCAAAATCTATGCAAGAGTGTTATTTTGATATGGTTGTTAATATGGGACAGCGTAGAGCTGTAAAGATTTTACAAGAAGCTTGTAATTCTAAAGGATGTGGACTAGTTGTAGATGGATTAATAGGTAAAAAAACTATAGCCGCATCAAAAAAGATAGATGTAACTAGATTAAAAGTTTATAGAATTTTATATTACACTAATCTAATCAGTCGCAAACCAAAACTTTCTAGTTTTATAGTAGGATGGATACGCAGAGCTATGGAAGTTCCTTGTTGTGATTGTGAAAAATGCTAGAAGGAGTATAGTATGCCAAGAGGTAAAGGAACTTATGGTTCAAAAAAAGGTCGTCCACCTAAGAAAAAATCTGGATTAACTGCAGCACAAAGAACATTACCGTCAAAACTTAAAAAAGCGATAATGAGAAAGAAGAAAAAGTAAAATGAAGGGTAAAGGTAAAAAAGTAAGTTGGCTTTTTGGTGGTAAAAGGTACTATGGTACTCTTATTAGAGAGACAAAGACCCATATTTACGCCAGAACCCATAACGGAAAAGTAAAAACAATAAGAAAAAAGGGTAAATAATGGCAAAAGCAAAGAAAACAGACAAAAAAGCTGATAAAAAAGTCGAAGTTAAGGAGAAAACTCCCGTTGTTACTCGTGGTGAGTACACAAAACGAGGTAAGTAACCCTATCTGTGAGATACGAACTAGTATCTGGTAAAAAATACCCAGTTTATTCACAACAAGAAGCGGATGAACTGGGTTTGTCATATAAACATCCTTTTGAAGTTTCTGAGGGAGAGTATGGTATATCTTCTGATAAAGAAGTAGCCATATGTTTAAAGAAATCAGAAATGAAATCAAACAAACGTTTAACTTATAAAGTTAGATATCCTTGGGGTCCATCGTTTACTAGGTCTACTAATGATAAAATTAAATCTTTAGATAGGCCTAATAACTATGGAGCACCCCCTATCGAAAAAATTGCACAAAATATAAAAAAAAGAAATGATTGGCAAAAAATGGCACATCTTATGGCACAACCTGGCATGAAAACTAATGAAGCAATTAAACTAGTTCATGGTAACGTAACAGATGCTAAAAGATGGAATATTAGAAAAACAATGAGAACTGAGGTATTTAAAGAAATGACTAAAGAAGAATTAGATAAGCTAGTTGCAGAATTTCCTATAGGGCAACATGATACTGCTAGGGCATTAGCACAAATACTAGATAAATCTATGGATTATCAAGATGATGAATCAGGCAATATTGATAGAACTAAACCAGGAGCCAAGTATGATGCAAAAGCAGCATTGGCTATTGCGGATAAACTAATGGATTTTAACAGTATGAAAAGTAAAAATAAAACTATTACAACTAAACAAATAGAAGCATCTACTGTTGAAAGTACATTAGCAGATATACAACAAAAGAAAAAACTATTTAAGGCAACTCAAACGGAGGTGACTGATGGGGTATCGAAGGGATCAGAAGAAGAAAAAGAAGAAAAATAAATATGGAAAACAATCTAAACGAAGAGATAAACGCCCAAAACGCTCATGACTATGAAGCAGCCTATGCATTACAGAAAGAAAAAGAAGGGTTTAAGAGAGACATGGGCTGGTTTGGTAAATATTGTTTTCCTAAAGCTTTGGCTAAAGATACACCAGATTTTCACAGAGACATCTACAAAGAATTAAAAAATGATAATACTAAAAGAACTTTAATAGCAGCACCTCGTGGAACAGCAAAAAGCACTGTATGTTCTTTAATATTTCCTTTATATAAAATAGCACACAAAGGACCTGATGATGACTTGTTTATGGTTATAGTATCAGAGTCACAAGCACAATCAATAAACTTTCTATCTCGTATAAAATATCATCTAGACCATAGTGAAAACTTTAGGGCTATCTACGGTGACTTTAGCTCAGCTACTGCAAAAAGATGGACAGGCACAGATGTAGTATTAAAAAATGGGACTAGAATTGTCGCAGTTGGTACAGGGCAAAGAGTCCGTGGTTTTATTGAAGGGGATACTAGACCTAATGTTATTATAGTAGATGACTTTGAATCAGAGTTAAATGCGTTTACACCAGAAGGTAGAACTAAGAATAGAAAATGGATGACTGAAGCTGTAATACCATCTTTATCTGATGAGGGTAGGATAGTTATGATTGGTACTGTTATATCAGAAGATTGTTTTTTATATTGGGCTAAAGATAGTCCTGCATGGAAAACATTGTGGTATAGTATCTGGGATGAAAAAGAAAAAAGCATTTGGCCTGAAAGATTTCCAAAAGATAGAATATTAGAAATTAAAAGCGAGTTTGAAAGCGTAGGTAATATAAACGGATTTTATCAAGAGTACATGAACATAGCTCAGTCTCCTGATGATGCACCATTCAAACCAGATTATATTAAATTACATCATTATGATTACGAAAGAATTAACGGTCAACCTTGTTTGACAAGAGAGGTAGGAGATGAAAAGAAAATCGTACCAATCGAGCTCTATAGTGGAGTTGATCCTGCATCTAGTCTTAGTTCCCGTGCTGACTTTTTTGTTATTGCTACCATTGGTATTGACGCTGACAATAACAAGTACATTGTTGATATCTTTAGGGAAAGGCTCGATCCTGCAAGACAACCTCAAAAAATTATTGACATTTATGAAAGATATCGTCCAAAAAGAATGAAAATAGAAACAGTTGCATATCAAGAAGCGTTACGTAGTGCAACTAGGGCATTGATGTTAGAAAAGAATTTATATATACCTGGATTAGAAAAAGGTGTAAAACCCAGGAACAGAAAGAGCGAAAGATTGTTATCATTAGTACCATCCTTTGCTAAAGGTGAATTTTATTTTAGAAGTCAGGACTTAACTGCACAACAAGAGTTCTTATCTTACCCTAGAGGTAAGAATGATGATATAATGGATGCAGTATGGACAGCGTTAGAAGGCTCAAGAGCTTGTAGAATAAAGCAATTAGACCCTAAAGGAAAGGTTGAAATAAAAAGGAATAAAGTCCTTGACTGGTTAACTATGTAATTGGTAATTTTTAAAGATGGCTTACTCTAACAAAAAACACTCTAATCCTAAAAAGATAGTTGAAGAAACGCAACAAGTTTTTAAAACTTATTCTTTAAAAAGACAAAACTGGGCAAGTCATGCTCAAGAAGATAGAGAGTTTAGATTAGGAAAACAATGGACTTCTGACCAAAAAAGAATATTGGAAGAAAGAGGTCAAGCTCCATTAGTAGTCAATCGTATACATCCTGCAGTAGAAGCTGCAAAAGCATTAATCACAGCAAACAAACCTCAGTTTAGAGTATCGCCAAGAGAAGATAGCGATAACAGAGTAGCTCAAGCCATGAATGGTTTATTAGAATATATATGGCAAATTTCGGAGGGCAACACTGTACTTAGAAGAATAGTTGATGATTATTATGTAACTGGCATGGGAGCAGCACTTGTTTATGTAGACCCCATGATGGATATGGGTAAAGGAGAGGTTTGTATACATGACGTAGACCCACTAGATATTTATATAGACCCTAATTCTAGACACCCTTTTGCTGATGATGCTGAAAATATTATTATATCTAGGTTGTATACAAAAGACCAAGCAGCATCGTTATACCCTATGTACGAAAAAGCAATAATGAATGCATCTACAGAAAATTTTGTTTCTGATAGACCTCAAACTTCAAGAGAGGATAACAATGAAACTACTTTCCCAGAAACACCTGATGTGCAAACTTATGTTGGATTTGGTGAAAGTGATGAATACATAAGAGGTTATGAAAGATATTATCCATTAATGGTAGACCATTATAGAGTTTTTGAAAAGACTACTGGTAATGAAGATTTACTTGATGAAGATGAATATGCTCAATATGTTCAACAACCAGCTTTTTTAATAGAAGGTCAAATTATACTAGACAAAGATAAAGCTCAGTTTGCTATACAACAACTTCAACTAGCTTATCAGCAACAAGTAGAACAAGGAAGAGCTCAAGGAAGAGTTGACTTACCTCAAGAACCTCAGATAGAACAAATAACATTTCAAGATGCTATTGACCAAGGTGTAATAGAAGTAGTTATAGTCCCAACAAAAAGAATTAAACAATGTGTTATTATGGGCGATAAATTACTCTACTCTCGTGTCCTC